GTAGGAGTATGACTACTCTGAACATTCAGTTCAGAGCTGCTATAGTCATACCGTTGAGCCCACCATCTCATATAAAGATAGGCCTCATGAGACATGGTTGTCTTTCTGTAGGTCTTCTTACCTTCACTATCTCTAGTGAAGGTCCAAATAAACTCTTCATCAGGATCCCTGATGTCAAGAATATTGGCATACGAGATGGACCATACATCATACTCATATCGCTGAAGCTTGGAATTCAGTCTCCGAACTAAGTGAGAATTTCTAATATTCTCACTGTTTGGTACTGTAATCCCAAATTCAGTCGATTCCCCACTAACCCACGGAATTTTGAAGGGATATGATTTCCCAACAGAACTTCGCAGGACGTGGATGAGAAAGCGATATAGATATCTAAATTGGTATCTCCTCGCCTCATTGATGGTATGGACCTGAACCGCGAGAAAGTCTCCACTGAACGGTAGTCTTTTCGCTTTGCTGCGAGAAGATCTTTCCGATCGTCGGTGACTGTACGCACGCCTGTTTCCCAATGTCTCCCGGAGAACCATACTTTCTGGTTGAAAGTTGGGGACTCCGGTGACACGGAAATAAAGCGGTGTGATCTCGCGTCCGCCAAGACAAAAGATTCCGCATGATTCACGGAAACTTTGCGATCCGGAAAATGTTTTCTCAACATTGACCGTAAAGCCAAGGCGGAAAAGGATGGATTCAATATAGTTTGTGACCCTCCGGTCACAACATATATCATCCCCGTAGACCCCGAGGGGCTGGAGGTACAAACCTTCACGCTCGTAGGCGAAAGTGTGATGGCGATAGAGCCAAATAGCTTTATCGACGTCAAGTGCTTGGACCAATGCTTGGTGGTCATGTGGGAAACCCTTTCTGTAGAGATGAGCGGCATATACGCAAATACTTGCGAAGATTAAGCACTGTACTGGGAAGCACAATGCAGAACCCATAGGTGCGAACTTCACGAGGTCATGTAATGTGCCATCGGGAAGAACGACTTTATCGGAACGTGTGGCAAGCATGCCCTCTAACCAATTAGACGGAAAGATCCGTTTAACAAGTTCGAGATGCACGGAGTCAGACGCCGAGCTAAGGTCAATAGTGTCTATGGAAGAGTTGGTTGAACCAAACTCAGCCAAAGACCTATTATAACCCTGATCTTTTAGCCGAATAAATCGGCCAAATGGACTCATTTCTATACTCTTGTACATCTGGGCCTTAAGTCCCTGTTGAAAGTACATGTTAGTTGTTGGTTCCATACAAATGGATCTGGCAACCTTCATGGACTTCGGCACGAATTTAAGCCGAGAATGTACCGAAGGGGGTTTATCCGCTTCATTCCATTTAGCATAGTGAGGAACTATGTTTATTGGTCTGAAGTTCTCGCTAGAATCATTGGCGAGAAAGGAATTTATCGAATCATGAAAGCGCACAGCAGAGTGCTTATCATAGATCGACCTGATACCTCTTTCGGAGACAAACCCTGGACCATGTTTTGGCCAGAAGTCTGCTGGATTGAGGTCAGGGAGCACACGGTGTAAGATTGTACGAAGAGATTCGACATCTACATCGCTAAGCTCTAAACCCTTAAGTCGTTGTTCGATACCCTGCCAACCGCGAAAGGCGGTTTTGTGAAATTCCTCATCAATGAACTCAAACTTCTTTCCGAAGTTGAGAAAACTGTAGAGGTAAGTCAACAGGGCAGGATCTCCGGTCTTCATATAACGGTTGTATTCAAAGAACACAGGTGTGTTCTTAAATTCGCCGTTCCAGTACCCTATTGAGGGTCCGGTGCCCATCATCGTGTGTGAAGACACAAGTTGGTGAGCAAGATCGGAGAGGGCAATCACACATCCTTTTAGATCTCGAAGGAGTTTATCTCTAAACTCATGAAAAATCTTCAAGGGTTTGTGACTGTCTGTGACAGGACTATCGGATAGAAGAGATAACCAAGATGCAATTAGGAGGGTACAATCTCTCCTATTGATCTCGGTCTCGCGCGAGAGCATCAGATCTGAGCTGTTGACAACGATGTCAACCAGACCAGCAGATGTTCGCGCTCGAGGAGTGAGGACAAGGTCAGGCGACCTGCGGGGCTCCATAGAGGAGCTTTTGCAGGTACGTAGTGGACCTCGCACCGGCACTAACGGATGCATACAGGAAACTGAAACAGTTTCCTATAAAATCATCCATGTCGGCAAGTTCCACCGTGTAAGCCATCGGAACGACAAAGCTATAGGTGCCGTTAAGCGGCTCATGCCGCACGACACCAGTAACTGAATCAGTTTCCGTAGCCCACGTGCTGAAAGTCATGGAAACTCTCCGAACACTTTTGCCACCTCGCGTCTGTTGTTCAGCGCGATAAGTGACATAGGACGGAAAGTTGGCGTCTCCAGAAGCAAGGAGGTAGGTCGATGTGACCGCTCCGGTCTTCGGATCAACGTCGGTTGAGACGAGAGTCAATTCTGACTTCGCCGCAACCTCCACGTTAACGCTCTCAGTCGAGGCGTTAGCGTGATCAACAGCATACGAGAGAGCCATGGTAATAGCCTTTCGCTATATTTCAGGGTATCGTACCCTGGGACGAAAATATCAGAAAAGAATCTGATATAGGAGAGCACCAACTACCCCTAAGGGTGGTAAGTGTTGTGGAAGGCCGAATCCAAACGAGCTATCCCTGGGAAGCGGACTATAATGACTCACGTCACGATAGTACGCCCTAAAGGATAAAGGGTCCTTTGATGAAGCATTTGACATTTCCCAAGTGTCAAGTTCATCATCAGTAAATGGACTCGTTATCGCATAGGTGTGAACGAAGTAAGCTGGTACGTCAAGCAAAAGCGTGGCGTATTCAGCCCTCTTAATAGAGGCACCTATGCCCGTGAACCAATTAGCAACAAAGCTAAAAGGTACTAGGTCCCAGAGCGTGGACGGTTTCGGCCAAATGCCGAGACCATCCCACCCCAGGAAGCAAGAAACCAGTGATCTCTCACTGACGTCCAAAACTATCTTCGACCTCGTTAAAAGACGCGAGGTCTGTCGACCAAAGGCAGAGGGTTTAAATTCAAAGTTGAATTTACCTCTGCCAACCACTAGATTCCGAGCCTTCTTACTTTGAAGGCCCTGAATTAGAGCGACAATCTTTGGAAGTTCAGTGGATAACAGCTGAAGAGCTGGTCTCCATTGAAAGGATCCTTGGAGTGTCGTAGCGCTGAGTAACTTCATGATGTCACCAAGAGTGGAGAGGTTAACGTCCTTGTGATAAATATCACTGAGGATATCAACTGCCTCCCTGAGCTTGGGAATCATACTCTCGTATTGTGGAAGCTTGTAAAGACTCTGAAGAACGTCGGTAGAAGTACCGGCTTCTATAGAGTTAACAGCGTCCACGCACGAGAATAGCGCTGAAGGGACAATCTCCTTATAAGCGTTGCTGACAGATGTCGCAAAGTTGCGATATGTATGCCAGTACGTCTTGACAGGAAGATAGCCCCTCTCATCCGGAAGGAGAACTCTTGGGTTCCTATTGGGTAGATCTGTACTTTCTACAAAGTACCCTATCTGGTCAGAACGCAAGAATTGATCCTCTAAAACTGGAAAAGTCAAATCGTAGGGCAACGTAGAAGTTGCACTCTTAAAAGCAAATTCCAAAGGATGCTTATCAAGCACCCAATAGACGTTGCTAGGAGAGTCCTCACGTAGGCTAGTAGTACGATCATACCGTAAGGTAAGATCATAAGACCAGCTGTATGAGACATCCGATTCACCGAGATACGGACCAGACCAGTCGATATAGGTTATACACCTTACGACACGTTTGGTCGCATCTGAAGACAAGTTCTTGAAATAAGAACTCATCCTCCAAGGTTGGACACCGATACCAGAGGTGACGGGAGAACTGTCACATAAGGCATCGAGCCAACTGTCGAGGTCAAGGTACCCTAGATAAGGGTAGTACTCTGGGAGATGTAACTCCCCAAGAGAACTTTGACGATAAGTCACACCTGCCTTCAACAATCGGTAGCTTTGAGAAACATCGGACGTCGTCCCGAACAAAACTGCGTCAGAGACGTAGTATTTGTAGGGATCGAGGTTTAATGGATCTCTAGGGACAAAACCAGTACCGGAAAAAGTGGTATGCCTGAGGAAAGATTCGTTTAGTGGAGGTGGTAAGGTTGGAAACTTACCAGATACCAACACGTGCGCGAGAGATGAGATATTATGGATTGAGGACCCATAATAAGTCTCATCGTGCGTAAGTGAAGGATTAAACGAATCATCGGGAGCAACAGATAGCGTTATGCTACTATTACCCTCGAATGAAGAATTCGGGATAGGAACATTCTGGAATCGATAATCGATTGAGAAGTTCGTACCCTGAAGGCTGCGCAGAAGATAGTCATATTGATTGACAGTCTTCGGCAGGGAATCGTGATAAGGTCCGTTAATGGTTTCTCCAGAAAAGTTTCTGAAGATCCAAAAACGATACCATCCACAAAGCCCATTAGCTTTCTTCAAAATTCCTGACATGTCGACCTCCGATAGTCTAATGACAGCGCGAGAGCG